CGTCAGTGCGGCGGGCTGAACCGTGGCAACGGGGTTCAAAGTCAGCACCGCAAAATGGGCTGGCGTCACGAAGTCCGTGGAAGGCGACATCGCCAAAGCCTCCACCCGGACCATGGACGTGGTGACGGTCGGCCTGAAGGGCGAGCTGCGGGACCAGGTGCTTAAGGCTGGCATGGGTACCAAGCTCGCCAATACCTGGCGGGGGCGGCGTTATCCCGTCTCCGGCGAAAGCATCGCGCCGGCCGCCTTCGTGTTTTCGAAGGCGCCCGAAATCATTGACGCGTTCGATCGCGGCGTGGCCATCCGGCCTGTGAACGGGCAGCGCTATCTGGCGATCCCGACCGAAAACGTGCCGCGTGCCACGGCAGGACCGGGTGTCCGCGGCGGCACCCATCGTATGACGCCGGCCGAAGTTGAGACCTATTTCAATCAGGACCTCAAATTCCTGACCGCGAAAAACGGACGGCTGATCGCCTATATCGATGCGGTTGGCGGTTTCGCGCCAACGATTCTCGGCCAGCCGATGCCGACCTTCCGGCGCGCCACGCCCAAGCAACTGGGCCGCTATTACCGCACCGGCAAGGCGTTCAAACGCGCTGTCCGGGTGGCGATGTTCATTCTGACGCCCACCGCGAAGTTGCCGAAGCGCTTCGATGTCGATGCCGCCGCCAGGCATTGGGTGGGGCAGGTCGAACCGATTTTCACGCGGAATCTCTCCGCACTTTCCTGAACCTCTCACAATAGGAGTGACGCTATGGGGCGTGGCACCGGCGCGAATACCAAATTGGCATTCGCCTTCGAAAGCACTTACGGCACACCGCCTGGCGCAGGCTATGTGCAGATGCCGTTCGTTTCGGAAGGGCTGGGCGACGAGCAACCGCTGGTCGCGAGCAATCTTCTCGGTCAGGGCCGCGAACCGCTGCCGCCATCGCTGGACGTCATCACCAACAATGGCGATCTCGTCGTCCCGCTGGACCTGCGCTATTTCGGCTTCTGGCTGAAACTGCTGTTCGGTGCGCCGACCTCGACCCAAGGGACGGCCGCAATCGGAAGCATCGAATTCTCCGATCAGCCGGCCACTGCCATGGCTATCACAATCGGCGGTGCTGACCTTACCTTCAAGTCCGCCACCCCGGGCGCGGACGAATGCCTGATCGGTGCCACGCTGGCGGAGACGCTGGCAAATGCGGTCATTGCGCTCAATGCCAGCACCACGGCGGCGCTCAAATCCCAGTCCTATTCGCTCAATGTTGATGGCAAGACCATCGATATCGTGTCCGACACGATCGGCGTTGGCGGAAACAGCGTGACATTGGCGGCGGATGTCGGCTCGAATGCCACGGTATCAGGCGCCACCCTTTCCGGCGGCAGCGCGACCGGCCCTTACAATCACGTCTTCACCTCCGGCGGGTTGACGTTGCCGTCCGCGGCGGTCGAGGTCGGCGTTCTGGATGTGCCGAGCTATGGCATGAATTTCGGTGTCGCGGCGGACAAGCTGGCAATCCAGCTTGAAACATCCGGCAATCTGAACGCCACGATCAGCCTGATTGCGCAAGGAGAAAAGAAGGCGAAAACATCTTCGGCCGGTACGCCGACAGAGCTTGTGCTCGAACGCTTCACCAATTTCAGCGCACAGGTTTCACGTGATGGTGTGCCGCTCGCGAACCTGACCGGTGGCACTTACAACTATGCCAACGGTCTCGATCCCGTTCGGGTCATCCGGCCTGACGGCCGCATCGCCGGTGTCGATCCGGGTGTCATCGCCGTCACCGGCAAGAACGACATGCGCTTCGCGGATACGACCTTCATCGATCTCGCGGTCAACAACACACCGGTCGAATTCGTGCACGAATGGGCGATCACATCCGCAAAGAAGCTGCGAATCGTGACCCACTATGCCTTCCTGCCCAAGCCGAAGACGCCGGTCACAGGGCCGGGTGGCATTCAGGCGAGCTTCGACTGGCAGGCCGCGAAGCATCCGGTGCTGGCAAAGACCTGCACCGCCACCCTGATCAACGACAAACCTTCCTACTGAGGTTCCATGCTTAAGCTCAAAACGTCCTCTGCCGAGCCGTTCTGGCTCGAAATTCTGCCGGGCCAGAAAACACAGTTCAAACCAGTGACCATGGCGATGATCCTGGTCGCACGGGAGTCCGCCGCGCGAACCATGATCGATATGATGCCAACCTTTGACGGTGAGCCAATCCCTGATGCGCTGGCGGACGCCGCAGGTCGTGTTCGGTTTTGCGTGACTCTTGCTCAACACGGCATTGTGGATTGGGAAGGGGTGGGCGACGAAAACGGCGACAAGATCGCCGCGACGCCGGATGTCATTGCCGAGTATATGGCAAATTGGCGAGTGTTTGACGCGGTGCAGAAACTTTATGTCGAACCGGCGCTCGAAGAGCTCGCGGAAAAAAACGTATCCGCGCCCTTGCAGCGTGGCACTTCAAGGGCAAAAACGGCGGCCAGGACTATTGCAAAGCGTGCCCGTCGCGCTGCGAAGAATGCGCGTACGTCGTAAACCGGCCGCAGACGGCGGACGGCATTGCCGCGTGGGCAGCGATCGAGAATCTTTCCGGACAGCTTCGCTGCAACACGGTTGCGATTGCGTGCGCGGACGGTACGGTGAAGCTGATCAGTCTCGCACACGGACTGGACTTCGCGGCAGCGATCGCATTCGCCGAAAGTATGGACGCGGCCAATCATCTGTTTCTCGATCTTCTGCCCGAGATCGAGGCAATCATGGTTCGCGGCCACAACAGCTTGAACACGTGAACACGCGCCGTCATGGCTAATCGCAATATGGCCATCACCATCCGCATGGATGGGAAGGCCGAAGTCCAGCGCGACCTGAAAGACATCGAGACCAGCGGCGATGCCGCGTTTGGCAAGCTCGGCAAGTCCATCGACCAGGCAACGGCGGCGATCGAGCGTCAGAAATCCAAGTACGACGATCTGGTCCAGAAAGTCCGCAGCCAGCAGGTTGCGGCCGCGAACCAGACCAAGTTCAATGAAGTTCTGGGTGTCAATCCGGCGAGTGGTGCCGGTTCAGCACAGGCTTCCGCCGCGGCGTTTAACAGCGCCTATGCCGGGATGGCGCAGCGCGCGGCCCTGTTGCGGGCGCAAATCGATCCGCTTGGTGTCGCGCAAAAACGGCTGAACGCCGAAGTCGCCGACGCCAACCAGCTGTTCAGACAGGGCGTCATCACAGTCGACGAACAGGCGGCAGCACATGCGTTGGCGCGGCAGCGGTTCGACGCGACCGCAAAGGCTCTGGGTGCCGTGGGTGGGAAGGCACAGGTTTCGGCGTACGCCTTGCGGAACCTCGGTTTCCAGATGAACGATGTGATCAGCGGTCTGGCCATGGGTCAGGCGCCGCTGCGCATCCTGGCACAGCAGGGCGGCCAAATTTATCAGGTCTTTGCCAGCGAGCAGGTCGGCGTCGTAGGCGCGCTGAAGGCCGTGGGCGGCATGATCGGGTCGTTCCTGATTTCCCCGCTCGGCCTCGCCACGGTCGCCGCGGCGGGCTTCGGCGGTGTCGCAGTCGCGGCGTTCAGCCGTGCATCCGAAGCGGCCAAGGAATTCGGCGAAGCGACGGAGTTTCTGGGTCGCGCATCCGGCCTGACGCGGGAACAGTTCGACGCGATCGCGGAAAGTGCGGCAAAGGCGGACAGCATCTCTGTCAATGTTGCGCGCGGGATCGAGACCGCCTTTGCCCGCACCGGCACGGTGGGTGAGGAAAGCCTGCGTAGCCTGATCTCGCTGACCAAGGAATTTGCCGATAAGACCGGCGCGAATATGGATCAGGCGCGCGACGCCCTTTCCAAAGCGTTCGCAGACCCGGCGAAGAGCGGCGAAAAGCTGCTGGCCAGCCTGGGCGGGCTCGACGACAAGACCGCACAACTGATCACGCGCAATGTCGAGGCGAACGATATCGCGAAGGCGCAACAAATCCTGCAGGAAGCGCTGATCAAAACCCTGAAGGAAGCGACCGACCAGACCACGTGGTACGGCGATGCCTGGAAATGGGTGAAGGATCAGGTCTCGGGCGCGGTCGAGAATCTGTCCAAATTCGGATCGTCACCGGCCCTGACGCTGCAGAAAGCATCGCTGGAAGCCGAACTGAAGAATGCCAGGGCGGGTATCGGCAAGACAGTGGTGACGGAATCGGGACCGGTATCCATTGCGCCCCGTGCGATTTCCGACATTGAGGCCGATCTCGATCGCGTCAATGCCAAGATTGCCGAAACCACGCAGAAGGCCAAAGCGGCCGCAGCGGATGCCGCCGCCGTCACGCTGTCCAAAGCGGCAGGCCCGCTGGTTCGCAGCGCCATCGAAGGTTTCGGCGATTATGACAAGCTGAAAGCGGCGCAGAAGAATATCGACGATCTCGTTTCAAGCGCGGCGGCGCTTAAGAAGGTTGGAGTCTCACTAACCGATGCGAAGACGGCGCAGGACGCCTACAATCGTGCCGTCGACACTTACATCGATCCCGCCACCAGGGCGAATAAGCTGCATCAGCTTGAAATCGCGGCGCTGGCCGCCAAAACGCCGGA